CTATACCTTTTTCGTATCTTCTAGCTTCAGTAGAAACTAGGCATCTATGATAATACTTAAATTGGTAAAACTGCACAAAACAGAATTACTCATAGGAATTAGAAAGAAAACATTACATTGTGTCCAAGGAAGGTTAAAAACCGGTGCGGAAAAATCGCGCGAGACCAGGAACACCAATGGAATCATCTAAGTATAAATCAGTCGGTAAGAAATCATTAGACTCAGGGTAACAAAGGAATTGAAAGGAAAAGTCATCACCTGCTTCTTTCAAGAGCATGTGATTAACATTTGTGGTTGATGCAGGATCAGACCAGTAATAATACATGGGATCTGTGGACCAACCACGAGTAGGATGAAACAATCTATCAGTATAGAATGGCACTTCAGCTTGCATCATAGGATTGTTTGGGTAAGCAATACTATAATTGATGGGAATTCCCGTATAAGCTTTCTTAACGTACATCATTCTTGTGAGAGATTGATTTCGAGGAATAATTTTGATGCGAATAGAACCTCTCCACATCAAAAACAACTGACCAAACATTTCAATTCCAAAACGCAATCGACCACTGCCAACAGTAGCAATAGGAACGTAGGAATAAACTGCATGGTCAGATGAAGTTGTTGTTTGTTGGAAATAAGGAAACGTTCTGTGAATCATATCACAAAGGTGTGTCACATTTTCTCCAAAAACAACATTTTGATGTGAATAAGAACTAACATCAGGATGAATTGGTTCAAAAGCTTCACCAAAATCTTCTCTAGGATTAGATTCAAGTTCAACAACTTCAAAACCAGGGGCTTCAAGGGCGGCAAAACCTGGAGGCAAAACAACATCTTCATAATACATGTCTCTTTGCATACCAAATTGAAAATCTTCAGCACATGCTTTATACACATTCAAATAAATTGGTGTGTCAGCAGCTGGATTTGGTTGATTCCAAGTTAGGACTTTAACCAAAAGAGATTCAAAAGAACCAGAAACATTTTGTTTTGCAACAGCATTTTCCATATATGGTGTTGTAAAAGAAATAGTAGTATCTCCTTTAACATCAACAACTTGATGAATGCAATTTTGCCAATCAGTGGTATCAGAACTAGCACTGATGAAGAAAACCAAACGAATAGTTTGATATTTTGATGCGTTGATGTAAATTTTGAATTTGTAACTTCCAGAATGAAATTTAAAAAATCTTGTCAACAAATCAGCGTAACATTTTTCATCTGAATCCAAACCACTAATTTGCAAAGTTGGACTGTCATCATTCAATTGAATAATTCTTGTCAACATAGGCGTACCCTTAATGTACGACAATTGCATTTCATCAACTGATTGACCACCAGTAATTGCATCAGTAGTAACTGCATTTTCAGCATTAATTGCAAACTTTTCAGAGTATGAAAGACCACTCGACATGCCCATACCTGCATACGGATTTAAATTCGTTGCAGGACGAACATCAGTAGGTTTATCATAACCCATCATTTTTG